ACATTTAAGAATCTTTCTACAGCTAATGTTATCGGTGGAATCATCGGAAAACAGATGTTCGGAGAAGTACCGGCAGCAGCAAATAAGGTGGTAGCACCTCTCAATTGGCTCTACAATGGTACAGATGACCAAATAAGAGAATTACTTGTTGATGCCATGTTAGATCCCAAATTAGCAGCAAGATTGATGTCTAAAGCATCTACAACAAACATAGAACCATTAAGCAAAGAATTACAAAGGAAGGCACTAAACATAGGTTATGGTGCTGCATTTGGAATAACAGAGTAATTAAGGAAAATCATGGCATATACAAAGTATTCTCTAACCCCTGCGAATAACAACGCAGCACCTCCAGATGGTGCGCCAGAGGGAATGTTACCATCCGCAGTAAACGATACTATGCGCGATATGATGGCGCAGATCAGAGACTGCGGAGATGGTATTAGAGATGGCACATATACCATGACTGCACCTAAGATCACAGGTGGAACGATTACTGGTGTTACTTATACTAATATCGTAGTAACTGGTGGATCTGTAACAGGAGTTACTTTCTCTAGTAGTGCAGCAACTATTACTGGTGGATCTATCACAGGCATTACAGACTTAGCAGTAGCCGATGGTGGTACAGGTGCATCTACATTAACAGGCATTATTAAAGGTAGTGGAACTTCTGCCCTTACTACTGCTACAGCAGGTACAGATTATGTAAAGTCTGATACAGGAACAACTTTTACAGCAACTCAAATATTTGCTGGTTCTACAAGTGTTGCATCTTCTAAATTTACCAATATAAAAGAATTAGCTACAGTTTCTGCTACAGCAGCAACAGGAACTATTAATTATGATGTAACCACGCAATCAGTTTTATATTACACAACTAATGCTAGTGGAAACTTTACAGTTAATTTTCGTGGATCTAGTGGAACTTCTTTAGATACTTTAATGTCTACAGGCGAATCTATTTCTGCTACTTTCTTGGTAACTAATGGTGGAACAGCATATTACAATTCAGCACTTCAAATAGATGGCAATTCTGTAACTCCAAAATGGCAAGGCGGGTCTGCTCCTACAGCTGGCAATACAAGTTCAATTGATGCTTACACTTATGTTATTTTTAAAACAGGAAGTGCAACATTTACTGTGTTTGCTTCCCAAACAAAATTTGCGTAAGGGTATAAATGCCACGCTTATCTAAAATTGGTGCAGCAGCACTTGGAGCATTTGGATGGACAGGTGGATTTACACCTATTACTGCTACTGGTGGAACTACATCTATAGTTGGTCAATACAAATACCATACTTTTACAGGTAATGGAACATTTACTGTTAGTACAACTAGTAACCTTTTTAATACTGTTGAATATTTATTAGTTGCTGGTGGAGGCGGTGGCGGTAGAACTGGCGGTGGTGGCGGTGGTGCTGGTGGAGCTATAGATTCTAGTTTTACTGCATCAGTTACTAGCTATTCTATAACCATAGGCGGTGGAGGTAGTGATTCTTCAATCGGTTCTCCAGTAAGTCAAACAGTAACTGCTGGCGGTACTACACCAAACACAAATTATGCTAGTGGTGCTAGTGGTGGATCAGGTTCAGGTGGATCTACTAGAGATAGCCAACCAGGTGGATCAGGAACTAGTGGGCAAGGTAACTCAGGCGGTTCTTCTATGGGTTCAGGAGATGGTACAGGTTCAGGTGGTGGTGGAGGCGGTAAAACACAATCTGGATCTACAGGCTCTACATCTTCTCCTGGCGGTAAAGGTGGAGATGGAATTAATTGGAAGTCTTTAGGCACATCTTATGCTGGCGGTGGTGGAGGTGGAGCATATGGTTCTGGTGTAGTTGGTGCTGGTGGTAGTGGCGGTGGAGCAACTGGTAGTACAGGTAGTGGGTCTAATGGATCTACTAATACAGGTGGTGGCGGTAGCGGTGGTGGAAATGAACAGCCTGGTGGTAGCGGTGGTTCAGGTATTGTCATTCTTAGATACAGGATTTCATAATGGCTCATTTTGCAAAACTAAATGAAAATAACATAGTCATTGAAATTAATGTTGTTAATAACAATGACATAAATAATTTGTCTTTTCCTGAAAGCGAACCAGTTGGAATTGCTTTTTTAAATAATTGGGCTAACCAACAATTTATTTGGAAACAAACTTCATACAACGGCAACTTTCGTAAGAACTATGCTCAAATTGGTATGAAATACGACTCTACTCGTGATGCTTTTATTTATTTAACAGCACCATACCCGTCTTGGGTATTAAATGAAAGCACCTGCAATTATGAAGCACCAATTTCGTACCCTAATGATGGGAAAGTGTACCAATGGAATGAAAATACTACTTCTTGGATTGAGATATAAATAATGGCAACAATAGATAAAAACGAGGCAGCATTGTCTGCTCACGAGGCTGTCTGTGCTGAACGCTATACAGGTATTAATGCCAGGTTAAAACGCTTAGAACAGATCCTAATAGGTTCTGCTGGATTTATTATTGCTATTCTTCTTACTCTTGTTTTGAAATTAAATTAAGCCTATGAACTATGTCCGATCAATTTGGGTTTTTAGAGGGTGCAAAGTCATTTAGCGAAAGCGTAAAGACAGGCAAAGAGGCAGGCAAAGTTATTGGCTCGTCTATCGAGGATGTCCAAAAAGAAGCAGCATCGGTAGCACAACAAAAAGCCTTAGAACGCAGAAGGCAGATTAAAGAAGCAGAAGTAGCAAAAGAGCAGTATTTCAAACGCGCCATGATGCAATGGCAAAAACAAGAAGATATAAGAATAAAAGAAGAACAGGTCAAAAAAGACTTTGTAAAACATCATGGTCAAAAACGATGGTCAGAAGTAGAGACTATTAAAGCAAAGATTGAAAAACAAGAGAAGGATATAGAAAATGAATTTAGGAAAGATCTGGCAGAAGTGCGTAGAGTTATGTGGCTGTGTTATGCGGTGGCTGCTGTCGTTGCCTGGTATCTTACTTGGGGTTATAAAGGGTAAAAAATGATTACTTTATTCACCACACTTATTTCTTTTCTTACTGGTGGATTACCTAGCCTTTTAGGGTTCTTCCAAGATAAATCCGATAAGAAACACGAATTAGAACTTGCAAGACTCCAGACCGAAAGAGAGATGGAGTTATTAGAAAAAGGTTACGCTGCACAAGCTCGTGTAGAGGAAATAAGAACCGAGCAAGTTGCTATGCAAACCCAAGTGCAAGAAAGACAATCCTTGTACGCACACGATATAGAAATTGGTAAAGGTGCTGCACAATGGGTAACTAACGCTAGGGCGATGGTTAGACCAACAATTACATATGGTTTATTCCTTATGTTTGCTTTTGTAGAGGTATTTGGATTTTGGTTTGCATTTCATAAAGATGTGCCATTTGATGTAGCTCTCAATCTCTTATGGGATGATGAGACTCAGATTATTTGGGCATCGGTTGTATCCTTTTGGTTCGGCACACAGGCTTTCAAAAAGTGATTGACCACAAAGTCATAGAGATGATTAAGCACCACGAAGGGGTCAAAACTACCCCTTATCGGTGTCCAGCTTTACTTTGGACTGTAGGGGTCGGGAGAGTTATTGACCCTAACCATATAAAGGTGAAACTTGAAGAACGAAAAAACTTACCAATCCCAGAAGGCTGGAACAGAACTTTCTCTATGGAAGAAGTGGACAAACTGCTGGCAGAGGATTTGGCGAGGTTTGAAAGCGGAGTTCAACGATTATGTCCTAGTGGGCTTACTCCTGGTCGGTTTGGCGCACTTGTGTCTTTCGCCTTCAATGTTGGACTCGGTAATCTCCAAAATTCTACCCTTCGGATGAAACACAATAGGGGTGAGTTTGATTCTGCTGCCGAGGAGTTTCTAAAGTGGAATAAAGCCGGTGGCAAGGAACTAAAAGGGCTTACAAACAGGCGCAAAGACGAAATGGCTTTGTACCTCTCATAGAATCTTTCCGTACTTAAACAAGGTGTTTTTATTTACTAAAAATGCCTTCTTGGATCTGGTATCTCCTTTTCCAACAAACTCCACATACTGTAGCTTGCAATCAAATATACATTTAAAGATGTGTTTGACAGGCATGATTACAAACATCTCCCCATCGTAGAAAACCCAATAATCTGCTTGTGTAGCCATGAGTCCAGAGGGTTTGTCATACATCTCAATCTCTACAACAATATTCCCTGTCTCTTGGCTCATTGGGTCGTATTTGACCTCGACTGCTTTATCTATCTCTGGTATCCATATATCGTACCCCTTAAAAGCGTTTACAAGGGTCGCACAAGGGTATTTCTTGCGTAGGATAGCCAAGACCCTTTCCTCTATCTCCAAACCCCTCTGTAGGTCGTTTTGGAAGGTCATACAGAATCTAAGCCACCCTGATCGGTAGGGGGGTGGCACTCCTTGAAAGGGTGTAGCATTGCGCTACTAATGCCGATCTCATCGGGGGTTACATACAGCTAATTA